CTTAGCATTGTTTTTTACAATATTTATTGCAGTACTTTTGATGCCTATTGGTATTCTGACCCTTTGGATGATTCTACCGATATCGTATATTTTGAGCCGTTGATTCAAAAAGAGCCGGACATAAAATCGAGCACGACTGACAATATTTTCGGGTTTTTACCGCTCCAAACTTCGAGCATTTCATTGATAAATGCTGAGAGTTTTTTTGAGCCCTTCATCTATGATTCTTCGTTTAATAATGCCTCGATAAAAGTTTATCACTGCTTAGGTAAAGAGCTTGATCTAGATAACGTAAAATTAGTCTATGATGGACTAATGTCAAACGTGTCTTATGACACTGGAAAGGTCACCATAAAAACGGTCGACCGAGTTGATATATTTTCCAAGGAGTGGAGAAATGCCGACACGAGTTTTTTTGAAATTTCTGATTTTCCGAATCTTAATCCTAATTTCACTGGTAAACCTATTCGGTATGTTTATGGGTATGTTAAAGGAATGGCTCCGGTAAATATAGACTACGTTCAGGATTCACCGACTACTTCCGACAACCGGGATTGGGTTGTAGTCGGTGAACAAACTGGACTTGATGAAATCGTCCGCACCGTACCTGCAACGCCTTCGAGCACTACAACTAGGACTTATATTAGTTTTGCCGAAGGTTTTATGGTGGGCGATACCGTTTGGCTAGACGGTGCGACTGACTATCATGTTATCATTACAGCGGTAAATTTTACGGGTGACAATTACATTGAGCACGCAGCGATTGCGGCTCCAATGGCTACGGGCGAGTTTATTAAAAAAGGTTTTGTCTCACGCGTAGAGATCACGCAAGACAATACCGTTTATGTGGCCATGTATCATAGAGACTACACCATAGGGAATTTTGCTGTAGGTACTCGCGGCTTTTCTTTTACTACTACAATGGAAGCAAATACGGGGCTTCCCGCTACTTTGTCACCAAACGACACGGTCGGTTGCACCGTTTACGGGCGAGTAAATGATCTAACCTTGGGTGGGCCGACATTTGGTGAGAATGACCAACGCGGCACCGAGAGGACTTTTAACATAGCAAACGCCGTCATGGTGCTTTATGACATCATGAAAAATAAAGTCGGTTTAGCTGAGAGCGAAATTAATACGACTCAATTTACTGCGCTTTTTAATTCGACAAAGGAAAATCAGGCGTTAGGAATTGTCATTCCTGATTCATCCCAAGGCGGGTTTCCTACCTATAAGACATTGATCACAAATATTTTGCAAACTTGTCTCTTTAGAATTTTTGTCGATACAGATAACAAATGGACCGTTGAGCAGATAGGACCCTTGGGCTCAAGTACCGCATCAGTCGATGACACCGAGCTTGTAGGATTTGCCTATGACTTTGACTATTCGGATATTATTTCGGACGTGAAAATTGAATACCAAAAAAGAGAGATCAAAGATCAAGTCAGTCTTACAGGTACTCAATTGAAAACCGTTACCTCTACCTCTGACACGGCCCGTTATTTACATGGCGTTGAAAAGCAAAAGACCTTTCAAAGCGTACACTTCAAAGAGGCAGATGCGCAAATCCTTGCCGATCGCTTAGGATTTATCCTAGGACAACGCCAAGGCATGATAAAATTTAGTGCAAATAAACGATTTTTTGAGAATATAATAAATGACACCATGACAGTAAGCCGAGAAAAAATGCCGGGGTATGGCTTTGTAAAAAATACCGAGCGATCTAGGGATTTTGCAATTTCTCAAACGGTGAAAAACTTAAAAGGGATTCAAATTGAAGCCGATGACCAACTCGGAATCGAAGAAAACGAAAGTGACTGGTAAAAATTTATGACGACTAGATCTTATGATTTTGTAAGTGGTATTGAATCGGCGACTGCACCAACTCCCGGCACCCCAAGTGCCGACGCTGATCTTATAACAAAGGGTTATGCGGACGACACTTACGCGCTCCGTAGTTCTTGGATGGATAAAGCCGCAGACAATACAGCGGTAAAAGCTATCTCCGCAGCGGAGCGAGCAAACGGTCAAATCATTTTTAACTATGGCACCGATAAATTTTACAAGTTTGATTCTGGTAGCTCCGCAACCGATGACGACGATTTAGTTTTGCAACCCGCTTCGGGCACCGGGCGTTGGCTTGCTATTACTACAGGCGGCGGCTCCTCAAGTGGTGAAACAATCGTGCAAAACTTAGATACTTCGGCAAGTACAGCGATCACAAGCGGAGAAGACATCGCCGATAGAAATGCCGTTTGCGTTGAGCTTCATAACGGTAGCGGCTCAAATGTTTACAGAATTTTTAAGTGCGATGAAGACCTAGTGCCAAGGCGTTCTTTTATTGGATTCGCAAGTGCCGCCGCTACGGGCACGACGGGGTCTTACACTTACACCATTAGTGCCGCATATGTGGCATCTAACTCAGTGCCGATTGTGATCAACGGACGCACTTACACGACGACTTACGCTTCATCAAGCGATGCGACTTTGCAGGCACTTGCTACTTTAATCGCTACAGATCAAGACGTAACAAGTGCAGCGGTAACCGTGGTAGGCGGGAATCAAACCGGCACCGATGACCGAGTTATTACAATCGTTCCAAAGGGGCATTTGTCTCTAAACATTACAGGCACCACGGTGACAGGCGGAGCTTCCCAACCTACGATCACGGTAGCGAATCCAACACCTGCGGCGGGCGCAAACGTTGATATTACTCAATTCGGCCCAATGTCGGGCTTCACTTCTTTAACCCCTGGCGCACTTTATTATTTAAGCGGCACCGCTGGCGCAATTACCTCGACACCCACAAATGCCGTTCCCGTTTACGTTGGAAAAGCGCTAACAAGTACGGTTTTATTTGTTGATGCATCGGGCGTTAGTCAAAAATGGGGCAGTGACGGAACTTTTGTTAGATCTCACGGGTCAAGTGCTATAGCGGCGGCGTCTGCTACAAAAGACGTAGAAATGTTTAATTTTACAGCTTGGGCGTCTGGTACTGCTGATTCTACAAATGAAAGATGGAGCGTCGGCGGTTCGGATGGAGCATACATCGGAACGCATTTGGTTTTAGACGGTGGGGCAACTGGCGGTTCAGCAACACTTAACTTTAAGTCTTTTAATAAATCCGCGTGGTCAACAAAGACCGATCGATCAACACCTAAGCAAATGCACTGCGTTGGTGGATACGGTGGCTACTATTGGAGCAATTTCGGGTTAACGGGAACTAGGTCTTATCCTAACGGCACTTTGACTTCCGAGCGTTGGAATAGTTCAGCTTGGGCGAGCGCAACTAGCTTTTCGGTAGCATCAAAAGCATTTGTCGGGTCTTTTAAGATAAACTCCCTATTTAATTTCGTTGGTGGATTAAATACCGCAGGGGCAGGTTTAACTAACCACGAAACTAAAAACACCTCAGATACTATTAGCTCCGCGACTGTTGTGCCTGCGGCGGGATACAACAACAGTGGTGCAAATCAGGGCTCGGCACTTGGGATATTTGCTAACATCCACACAAACGGCAGTGACTCAACAGTGTCTTATTCTTGGAACGGAAGTGCATGGTCATCGTCTTTGACGGCAACGGTGACAGTGAATGCAGACATTTGTCAGGCTAGTGCGTTTGCATCGACACAAAATTTGTATGTTCAAAATGGTGGGAGCGCATCTAGTGCGGTTATTAATAGCACCATGGTTCATAACGGGTCAGCGTTTTCAACTGGTACGTCATCGTCAAATTCAAGATCTTTACCTGCTGCGAGTTACGTATGATAAACGCTTTTGATCAAATTGTAGAGTTAACAAAAGCCGATGAGGTTACACTATCTCAATCGTTTCAAAACGAGTTAGACACTGAACTTTATTTCGGCATGTCTAACTATGTAATCAAAAACGGTGCATTGTCTGAAGGCTTTGAGTTTTTAGACGACACCGCTCGGTATTACCAGGCGAAACGAGAGATGTGGAATCTCTCCAATGCGATTCGTGACAACGAAACAAACGCAATGGAAGCGAAAGCTGATCTCATGGATGCCGAAGAGGAGCTAGAAAACGCTAAAAAAGATTCGGATAAAATCAGGGCTGAAGCCAAAATCAGAAGAGCTAAAAACAGATTAATGAACTCCCTGATTCAAACTAAAGAAGCGTCAAGGCAGTTAAAGGCTTTCAATGAAGTTAGACAAGAGTTAGCCCCGATTGTAAAAGCTAAATATAAATCCATTGAAGACTATGAACCCGAACGCTGGGAAAAGGTTTTACGCTATAGAATTGAAAAGCGAAAAGCTGGATACACTGAAAACATTTCTCATGTCCCGCTTGATGCTTTAACTAAAGCAAAAGTTGGCATTCAGACTGGACAAAAAGACGCTACGTTTTATCTAAAGTACAAAGAGCAGGCCGCTCTAAACGCGCTCGCCCATGGTGACGTAAACGAGTTAGTAGAGATCATGGAAGAGCAAAAACAAATCAAGGATGGAAAAAATGGAAAACAAAAAGAGCTATCTTAGCAAAACTTTGATCTTAAATACAATTGCGGCTTTAAGCGCGATGTTTTATCCACCACTTAATGAATGGGTAAGTGCGCACCCGCAAGAGTTAGTCATTGGATTCTCTGTGCTCAATATCGGACTTCGCTTGATCACTAAAAACAAAATTGAACTCTGGTAATGGCCACCGTTTGGGCAATACTTAAACTTATTTTGAAACTCTGGAATCTCGCTGAGACCATCCAGGTGCAGAATCGCGTTAAGTGGTTTAATGACTGTGAGGATATTTTTGACAAACTTAAAGTTGCCGAGACTTCCGAGGCTCGGGCTAAAGCTGCTCACGATCTCGCAAATCTTGTTCGCAGGATGTAGTCACGCACCAAAGGTCACCATTTGTGTGAGTGACCCGCCCGCGTGGGGTATGCAATGCTCGGACGGCAGTGATCTAACGGTTGAGCAAAAGAAAAAGATCAAAGAGTACTTAGACACGGGCAAAAAAGAAGTAACCGCAACCTTGGTGAAACGAGATGCAGACTTTGTTGAGTACCTAAAAAGCCTAGGCACGTTTTTACCCTATGAGGACACTTCTAATTTTGTCTGCATGAATCCGGAAGATAGTCGCAAGCTCTTTGAGTACTGCCGAAATAAGTAGCCTAGTCTTTCTCATTCCAAGAGTCGATAAAACACGCAATGATAAACCCAATAATACACGCGATCAAAACAATTAAAATATATGCACCGTCGATCATAACATTAAACCCCCCTATAGCTTGACCGTTCATAACTTTGTACTGACTCCCACTTCATCGCTTTGGGTGTCGCCGTAAAACTTTGCAAGGGCTGCCTGCGCTTCTAGCCCAATAGTTTTCAGACTAGGGCAGCGTTCCGGCTTTGATATACTTATTGCGCTCATCCATTCTAGCGACTCAACCAACGGCTTCACTCGCTCCATGGCCGCACCCCAACCAAGTTCGAAATAGTTTCTTGGGTGCAGAGAAGTGCCCAAGTAATCCACTTTCATCACCAACTCATTCCGTATATCATCGAGCTTACTCATTTTAGCCTTTCCTTATATGCCAATTTTCTTGCATCTTTTTCATTGCAGTTTCAAAGTCCATTCCTTCATTCAAAAACTTAATCACAATGCGGCGTTGATTTCGTCTTAAACTTAGCAAAACCTTAGCCGCCGAAACGGGGTCTTGGACTTGTGGGTCAGGTTTAACTTCTATCTTAGAATCGTCCATGATTTTTTCTTTCCGCATCGAATGCATAATTGCGACCAAATTTTGATAACGGTGCCTAGCTCTTCTTTGACTGGGATATATTTATGGCCCATGAAAATGCAGATTAATCGATTAATCATTTATTTCCTCAGGTTCTTTATTTGTGATTAGCATAGGTACAATTTTGTTCAAAAAACACACAGGACAAATATCAATATCGTATTTATGCAAACTCGAACCCTCAGGGTATCTTACGCCGTAGCTATAACTTAACTCGGTTTCTGATATAAAATATGCGCTACATTTTAGCGCGTGAGGGTCGTTTTCCCATTCATTTCTATGATCGGTAGTATAACCGCAAAAATCACAAATTGTGCATTCTTGAACGGTGCGAGTCGTGGTTATTTTTTCTTCGCGTGTCTTAATCATTTACTTGTCTTTACTGTCTTTACCGCATTTTGTAAACATAGTTTATGGAGTTTTCGTCTTCGCTCTTCGTCTTCTTTTAGTCGTTGTTCAGATCTAACCTTTTTTACTATAGCGTCCACTAGCTTTGACTTATGTGGGCAGACGGCGTCAGTCTGCGGAATGTACGGAATCAGCGTTTTGTCTTTAGACATTTTTACCCTTTTATACTCATATAGTTGACAACATGATTATTTTGCCCGAGAGTTTTTGAAAGACAATGAAAAAAGCTAAAACTAAAAAACAAGCCAAGTTCAATCGAAAGTCATTCATACTGAACGTGCTTAGAAAAGCGTCTTATCGATACAAGTACGCAAATGAGGCCGTTAAAAATGCCAGGGTTGACCGTGGTGTTTACGAGTGTAATGCGTGCAAAAACAGGTTCAAACTTAAAGACCTAAAGCGCGACCATGTAAGCCCTGTTGTTTGCCCGTTGCTAGGATTCATAGACTGGAATACATATATAGACAGACTTTTTTGCCATGATTCAAATGGATATCAAATGTTGTGCGAATCATGTCATCAAATGAAAACTAACCAAGAAAATAAAGAAAGGTAAGTGCAAAATGGCTAAAAAAATGGCTAAGAAAAAAGCTCCTAAAAAAGGAAAATAGTAACCCACGTTGAACGCTGGGAATTAATCATTTCCAGCGTTCTTTTTATTGATTACACGTAGCCGATTCTTTGGGCCATTCTTTAGGCGGTCAAGATAGTTCATAACTCCATCACCTCTGGCACAGCTTCAAGGCATTGTTCAGTAAAAACGCAGCATGGATCGGGTTGTCGATTGAATGTCTCACATGGATCGCTACACATCCTGAACTCTTGATTTTCGCACACCATGGCTTCCACGAGGTTTGGTGGATTCGTTGCGCACGCGCTTGTTAGTATTAAAAACATCAGTACCAAAACAATTTTCTGTATCATTCAATTCCTTTATCTCACCAACTGCTATTAAACCAAGGTCAGATCTATATCTTTTGTCTCTATTATAAAAAGACATCTCCATTAAATCACATGCATGACGTAGCCCAAGGGCTAACCAGAAATCAGAATTAACCTTCATCTGTAACTGGCTGTCTTTAAGCGCATCCCACATGTAGTTGTTAGACTGGTTAAGCACCTTTCTAATCACTGCATTTACCTGTGTATGGTTAAATTTCTCAGTTGGTTTTCTCTTTGGCTTAACAACTACAATGCCATTTAACTTAGTCATATATTAGGTAGTTCACTTTATCTCAAAACTTAAGCCGATTCTTTACGCCATTCGGCAAACATGGTGAAAAAGGACGGAAACCAGGATTGATAAGACGCCCTTGTAAATTTTTTCATACTTTAATATCCTTACCCACTTCGTCGCCTTGGGTGTTGTTATAAAGTTCAATGAGACCGCTGTTTACTTACCTAAACCAAATGCCTCAATATTTGCCTTCATAATATAAATCTTCTTACCAGGTAACCCTTGAGCGTCTTTGTAGCCAGATTCAGAAAATGCTCCGGTCTCATAAACTATTTTTGCATCTTCTAAGAGAATACACTCGGAGTTTATCCCTGTTAGCTTTCCTGCATATATATAAGACAATGCATAAATCATAACTGACTCACCAAGTAACAGATTCAATCCCTCGTTTTCTACTTCTTGAACTAATTTTTTCATATTTTCCTTTCGTTTATTTTATGGTGACCCTGACCATGACCATGACCATGACCGTGACCATGACCCTGACCATGACCGTGACCATGACCCTGACTGTGACCCTGACCCTGACCGTGACCCTGACCCTGACCGTGACCCTGACCATAACCCTGACCCTGACTGTGACCCCAATCGTTTAATTTTTATTTTAATCATAATTCACCATAAAACTTTGCAAGGGCTTCTTTTGCTTCCATCGCATTTTGAACAAACGCATTGTGCGCTGTTATTTGTGCCGAACAAGTTCCATCACTGATAAAACAACTTTTCTCTATACAACAGCGTCCTAAAAGCGTTTTGTCGCGAGATTCATAAATTAACTCAAGTCTTTCAACCAATGGCCCCACTCGCTCCATGGCAGCGTCAAAACCTGCGGAAAAATATTCCGCTATATTGTCATTACAAAAATGTTTATGCATATCCATAAAATCTGAGCCAAAATTGTCCCACGTACGCTTCCAAAATTGCTCGGCGAGTTCATCTCGTATCTCATTTAATTTTATAAACTTAGTTTCCATAAACGTATCTTTCTGATTTTATTCATATATTCCCCATTTTTTTACATACGCGGTGGCCGCCGGACTACCGTGCATGGCTATATGATTTAATGTGTATTCTGCTATTTTAAGGCGCTCAAGGAGTGGCGTAAGGTGTTTAACCGCTGAATCCCATCCGGCCTTAAAACTAGTTGGCGCTGATTCTGACCAGTCGTCATCGATGCCATATTTTTTAGCTAAATCATCTCTGATTTTATCTAAGTATTTCATTTTATCTCACCTTTGCCTTTGTTATTTGCATGACTCTTGAACCCGGCTTCCTATATGCTTCGAAATCAAAGTCGGTGAAATTTTCTTCGCTCGCACGCGCATAGTCTATGTGACCTTTTCTCTCGGAATATTTCACTTTAAACCCGTTACATATGGCGCTCTTTCCAGTTAAGCGGGTATCTATGGCGTTTTTTAGCACTTCTTTTTCGATCTCGATTTGCTTTTCTTTTTCGGTAAGCTCGCTCCATAAGGCAAGTAGTCCGGTAAGTGTAGCGTCGCCATCCATATTTTCAAGCTCAACGGGAGCTCCTTCGGGCTGAGTATTAGTCTCAACAAAAACCCAGAATGCTTTTGCGGCCTCAAGTATTTTGTCTTGAATTTCTTTGTCTTTGGTAAACCCGACTATGCGTAAATCCCCGTCGCGATAACTGACATAGTCGCCCGATACAGCACCACTCACTAAAAGCTGGGTTTGAATTTGATAGACATACTGCTCGGGGATTTTACCCCCCATTGCGGTTTCGTGATCTTTGCCAAGCGGACACTTGATCTCTAAAATATGCTTACCAATTGAATCAATGCCGTCAAGACTTGCTCGCAAAATAGGCCATTCTTTGTATTCAAAAAGCGCAGGTTGCAAGTTACACATATTTTCTAAGTTATATCGATCGCGCACGAGTGGTTCTAGTAGGTTTCCACGTCTAGTGTGTTCGTTGCCCGCAAATGGCTCCGCGATGCCGGTCTTCTCGGCCCAAAGTTGGAAAAGCGATTTGTAGCGCGTGAATCCCATGAGTGGGGCGACGTCGCTTGCACCGATACCTTTGGAGCGCCAACTCAACCAATCCGCTGACCCTTGATTAAGTTGACTCAAGTCTTTTTCTTCGTGTCCTCGAATAGCTTCATTTGGTCCCATATTTCTTCCTCTTTTATTATGGCTTTTTGCATGGCGTTTGCGCGTTTAACTTTGTCTTCGATATAGAAAATGTAATAGCAAAGCGCCTTTACATATGGCCCTTCAGTCAACGTCTTGCAAAAGGATTCATACTGAGTGGGGTTCAATAGTTTTACAGACGATAACTGAAAGGCCAAATCTATATAAATATGTATTTGTTCTTGCGACCAATGCCATTTTCTAGCTAACGTGTAGAGCCTAGAAACTTGGCGAATTGAGATCGGCGACTTCTGTGATTCCATTGATTGAAAACTCATTACTTGCTTTGTACTCGCCCTGCGCGGGTTTTACTTTAACGTAAATTTCCACTGTTTTTTCGTACATTTCACACAATGTTTCGGGTAAATTATCCATTGTGAGTGCGTCGGCTTTTTGGGCTCCAAGTACCTTGGACACTTCGCCTTTGATATATGGTGCAGTTTTTTCGGTGATATACCAACGTTTCCACACTTTGCGGCCTTCTTTGTCGCCGAGTAAAATAGTCGCTTCAAACTTGATCACGGGCTTACCGTTGGTTTCATCATATGTAGCATCGGTTAGCTTGGCGGTGTAAGTGCCAGCGGGGAGCAGTTCCCATTCGGTCTTGCCTTGCGTGTGGGTTTTTGCGGACTTAAAAAAGTCTTGCGTCATTTCCATTTTTTACTCCTTGGTTTTGCTATCGGTTTATTTGTTATTTACAGGAATTTTATCGGCGGCCATGGCCACGTCAAAAGCCTTTTTGAATTCGTTGTAGTCAAGTGGGATGAGTTCAGGCAATTTGCCCGAGCGATCGCCTGCGTTTATGTGGCGCGTGGCCTTGGTTCGAATGAATCGCTTGCCCTCGCTATCGGTGTGGAAAAATAAAATGAAATCACAAAGCCCGGTGATCACACCACTTGCGGTGCCAGGTAGTGAACTATCCATATATGTCCATTTGGCTGTTTTTGTGGATTGCTCGCGCTCTTTTGCGTGTGACACAAATACCATGCCTACGCCCACTTGATTTAATCGGTTCACCACGCGCACGAATTCGTCTTTGACTAGCGCGTAGCCTTTTCCAAAACCAAGATCGGACGGATGCACGACTTGATTTGCCTTCATTACATAGTTCTCGCAATGCTTAAAAAACCAATCGGCTATGTCGATCACGAGAGTTTTATAGGGGAGCTCAACGTCAGGGTTTTTTGTTTTAAGCCCGACAAGCTCGGCACCTACCGTGAGAACGTCCTCCCATTTAGTGATGCTCACGTTGTAAATTTCCAAATGATTGAATCCCTGCTCAGTCGTAAGAAATAAAGCGTCAGGAATTTGACTGCAAAACGTGCTTTTTCCGACCTTCGGTAGGCCATAGACAAGCGTGTTCATTTTTGAAAAATCAGTGATTTTTTTTGTTTTTGTAGTTGGTAGCATAAAGACGATTACCTTTCCGAGTGTCGTCTTAAGATGCGGAGGCCGGTCTGTCAACCCAAAAAAGAAGCTGGAAAGGCAATCTTGAAAAGGCACGCATCATAAAGAAAGGATACATGTACTCGCGGCCCCCGCGTTGACATCTCTACATTTTAGCTATAGGCATGTCAACACTGGAAGGGTAAAAAATATGGATAGCAATATCCTAGAAAAGAGTGCGTTTTGAGACATAAAAACATATATATAAAAATAAACAAATGGGAAGAATACAACCCATTTGGAGCAAGGGCGCCTAAAAGACCCCACTGGTTTGCACTGGATAATGACTTCGATCGTAGCGAATCAATGATGGGTGTTCCACCGATAACTCGTCTAATATTTATATATATATTGTGCGTCAAATCACGAAATAAGCACGAAATAGTGCATATTGAGGTGCATCATTGCGCTAGCTTATGGAAAGTCTCACCAAATGACATATCAATGTCAGTTGCCCTTTTAGTTAAAAATCAAGTACTTACAAGACTAAATAAGGAAAATTACCGTAAAATAACAAACACAGTACAAGACAAGACAATACAAGACATCACAGGACACGAAATAAGCAAAACGGCGACGGAGGCAAATGACTTCTTTGGCATTGAAGATCTAGTGGCTTTGTGGAATTCACTTAAGAGCGATAAACAAAGAAAAGTTTTTAGAATGACTCCCTCTCGTTTGGAGCTGGCCCGACTAGCACTCGAGGCAATTCCTGAAAAAGCAAACTGGGAAAAGATTTTTTCTGGTGTTTCAAAAAGCGATTATTGCAACGGCAGTAATCCGTCAAAATGGATAGCGGATTTTTCTTGGTGTTTAAAATTAGATAAATCACTGAGATATCTAGAAGAGCCTGAGCTTATATCGCGTGCGAGGTTTAAGTGAAATCCGATCTTTGGTGTTATCAAAAAATAGAAGAGTACTTGGGGCATGAGTTCATTTGGTATCGTTTGCACGATCAAAAAAGTGTCGCATCTAGGGCGCCAATAAAATTAACGTCAAGACACGAAGCCGATCTTTGGAATCCTAAGGGCTACGGAATTTTTCATGCGACCAACAAATTTAAGAATGGGCATAGAACCACGGAGGATTTAGAAAAAATAATATGCTGGCACGCCGATTGTGACTATGGCAGTAAGGCCGAGCAATACTTACGGGTGACCGATCGAAAGAATTTACCGCTTATTCCGTCCATGGTTATTGAAAGTGGAAACGGATTTCATGTTTACTATTTTGCAAAAGACGCAACGAAAGAAAATTGGGTAGACATTGTGGGCGATAGGTTGAAAGAATATTTTCTTGCCGACTCTAAGGCGCTTTTATTAACTCAGCTGCTTAGGGTGCCTGGATACTTACACACAAAAGATCAGTCTAATCCGTTTTTAGTTAAAATATTGTATTACACTGGCGTTATGTATTCAGAAAAAGAAATGCTTTGGAGATTTAGACCGCCTGAACATTTGAAGCACGTTTCAGAATCTAGGGCTGAGATGAAAATAGTTTGTGGAGGGGTTTGGGAAAAAATATATAACCTAAATCAAATGCAGGCTTTGAATAAAATAAGTGGAAAGCAATATGTGAATGGTGAGTTATTTACTTTTAAAAAAAACAGAAATGAAAATTGGAATATTTTTGTAAACGGAAACTCTACGTCTTGTTTTATTGATAAAGAGATGCGAATAGGCTCGCTTGACGGCGGTGGCCCCACTATTTTTCAATGGCTTAAGTGGTATGGAATCCCAGGTTATCAAGCGTTTCAAATAATTAAAGAGGAATTCAGTGAGCAACTTAAATAAGTTAAATAAAATAATAGACCGAGCTTTTACGAAAAAAGAAACACTTTCTTTTGGCGTTAATTTTTTAGATCGTGCGCTTATTGGTATTTGTAAAAACGATTTAATAGTTGTCACCGCGCCAACGGGGAGCGGTAAGACCGAATTGGTATCTAAAATAGCTGAATCAAATATCATGGCAGAAAAAAGAGTTTTGTTTTTTGCACTAGAAGCCGAGGAGGATGAAATTTTAAGTCGAACAACTTACCGTGTGGCGGCGAATATTTTTTGGAAGGAGCTTAATTCTATCCCAAATAAATTTCCAAGATACTCCGATTGGTATCATGGGACGTCTGACCCCGGTTTTAGAAAATATGCTGAGTTGGCTAAAAAGAAAATGGAGCCATACGTTGAAAATATTAATTATATTTACAGAGAAAAAGAACTAACAATAAAAAACTTTGAGCAAATAGTTGGCATTCACAAAGATTCTACTGATTTAATAATAGTAGATCATTTGAATTATTTTGACACAGACGACACAAACGAAATAAGAGCCATTTCAGACGTCATGAAGGGTTTAAGGGATACTGCTTTGATTTATGGAATTCCAATAATTTTGGTTTGTCATATGAGAAAAAAAGATAACCGATTGAAAAAATTAGTGCCAGACATAGACGATATTCATGGGACTTCGAATATCGCAAAGATAGCAACAAAGGTTATTTTAGTTTCAAAAGAAATCAGACCAGAAAAAAGGATAAATAAATTTCTAAGCCCAACTTATTTTAGGATTGGAAAATATAGAGTAGATGGCGATGTGATTAGATATGTTGGTCTAGTTAATTTTAATGTCCAGAAAAATGATTACGATGAAAACTTTGATTTGGGTTTTCTTAATTATGAAGAAACAGAATTTAATGAAATAAAAATTGAAGACCGTCCCACGTGGTGTATTGGGTCTTAAATTTTAGTTAAAACAATAAGCAATAAAATCGCCATGCAAAGCTGGAATAGATACAAATGCACCGAGTGCAAAATAAATTACACCGACAATCGCACGGGTGTTTGCAAAGTGTGTCGAACTGAGACCTGTAAGAATTGCGGCACTCGATACGTCCCGCAGTACAGCAGGCAACTAAGAATGCCCAAGCGGTGTCGCAATTGTTACTCAGTGGAAAAGAAAAGGCTGATCAACACAAAACTAAAATTAAACGAGGGCGACGAAATTGGATGACGATTTAACTTGCGCAAAGTGTGGCGGTAAATATAGTGGGAAGGGCACTCTATGCAGAGAGTGCAGAAAAAAGGGGTGCCATGTTTGTTCACGAATCAAATTCTTTTTCAATGACCACGACACAATCTGCGCATCATGCAAGACTAAACGGGCTCGAAGGGTTCGAACCAGTCTTAGTGAGCTTGAGTGCAACGATATTGGAGAGGGCCTATAAAATCTGGACCACACAAAAAACAGATTGCGACTGTAGCGTTCACGATGGATTTATTTTCGACGGCAAATGCCCAAGAGAAAAAGCATGGAGAACTTACGTGCGAGTGCGCGATGGAATTGCACAAACAGAACAAGATAAAACAATATTGGGATTAACATGAAAGCAGTGATTGAATTCAATTTACCAAAAGAACAAAAAGACTATGACGTTTTTATTTCTGGTTATAAATTTCTATCGGCGTTAATAGAACTCAAGGAGTTCATCGATCAAAGCCCAGACGATTTCGAAATGGACCGAGAAGAATTTCACTATTACAAAAAAATGCTAAACGCGTTTAATACAATTATAAACACCCATGGTATAAAAAGTTTTTTATAGACTGGACACATATGCAAAAAGAAAAAATGACTCTCGTAAATTTCAAGGCGACCGCAAAAGATTTGGAGCTCATGCGCTTAAACGCATTGGCTCACACAAAAGGCAATTTATCTGCACTGATTCGACTATCGGCGTTATATCCGAGTGAATCAGTAATGAAAAATTACGCAAAGCAATGCAAAAAAAACAAACAAAAGTCATGAAATCGACCCCATGGTCTAGGAAGCGTTTATTTGGCTCAGGTTAAGTTTTAATTTTTAAGGTATTCCGTCTTAAAATTATGTACTCTCGTTTATCTGAGAGGCTTTTGAACGCCCTGGCGCCACCAATAAGATTACATAGCTTACACGACAGGACTAAATTTGAGATATTGTTTGTTCCACCAACGGCAACCGGTAGAACGTGCTCAACTTCGAAACCAGGCGCCCTAAGGCAGCAAGAGCAATATGCACAAGTAAATTCTTGTAGTTCTAAAAGTAGTTTAATCTTCTTTTTCGACATGCCCCCCTTTCTTTTTCTAAAAGTTCCAGTAAGAAGCGTAAAATGGCGGCGATCTGTAGGAAGCATGGCGAAGCAATTTGTGAGATCTGCTCCACACGATGTGCATTTTTTAAATGGGTAAGTGCCAAGCTCGGGCTCATTGCATGATGGACAATTGTAACTTAACAGAAAGGTGCTTCCTGCTTGCTTGACATGAGTAACCGTTATTTGACATTGTTCACTCGTAACCATTGGCGCCATGTATCATATTAATGCTATATGTCAATAGTAGTTTGATTGGTTTTAGTCTGATAATTAACCCCGATCTATTGAAATTTGCCAATGCGAAAAAACAAAAAAAGGAAAAAAAAAGATGAAAATCATAAATTCGGTTTTAAAGTTTATAACTTTGATCACAATCGCGCTTACGCTCGCATCCTGCACTAAGGAAACACCAAAGCCCGACCCGATCAAAGAAATCGCCTGTAGCGTCGCCGTGAGCGTGTCAAGCGGTGTTGTGCCGGTCATCGGACAAGAACTTGGTTGCACTAACCTTGCCGCTATTCAAGCAAGCGTTTATGACGCGTTAGTGAAAATTAAGGTGTGCGAAAAGAAGCCGCAGGCCATGAATCTTATGAGCGTTGAGTCAGCCGCCTCTGGTATTTGTAAGACCATGGGAAGCACGCTTTTGACTGTAGTGGTGGGAGCCGCGATTCCTGCTGACTGGCAGTGCTCAAATGGCCCGAGTATCGAAAAATTAAAACTAGCAATCGCAAAAGCCTGCGATAAGATCAAATAGCCATAGCATTTACCTTCGTGGTGAATTGTTATTTACATCGTTGAGCCCCCTAGGATTCCCACAATTCTAGGGGGTAAATTAAAGGAAACGCATGGAAGTTGTTTCGCCTAAAAATAAATATCTAGCTTTACTGATCGGTCATGATCAGGTCTCAGGCGGCGCAATTGGATATTTTCCAATTACAGAAAATAAAGGCGTGATGAATGAGTACAATTTTCATTACAACGTGATTGCGCCTTTGATCTTAAATCAAAAACTTGACCCCACATTGGAGATAAAACTTTTCACCAGGAATTTTGGTGGGGTCACCAAGGCTTATGGTGACATAAATTATTGGGCAAAAGGAAAAGAAAAAGTCGCGTGTGTCGAGTTACATTTTAATGCCTTCAATGCGCGAGTATCAGGCACAGAAGTGCTTTATGATTTGGACCCAAAAGATAGCGTGCATCTAGCCGATTGCCTGCAAGAATATCTTTGCCAGGCGTTTAAGCGTCCAAGCCTTTCCCGCGGAGTAAAATTAGTTGAGGAAGGTCGAGGCGCTTACAATTTGAAGTTGTGTAAAATTCCCGGCGTGATCACAGAAGCCTTTTTCGGCGACAATCCAGACGATGCAAAAATTGCATGGGATTTACGTCACGCTTACGCCGAAGCAATCGTCAAAGGCGCTCTTAAATTTTTCGAGATGAAAAAATGATTTGTGAATACTGCAAAAAACTTTTGCCGTATTGTACTTGCATGGAAGGTGAAGAGCAAGAGCCTGAAGTTGATGACCCCGACTACGATATTGAATGCTAAATTTTTACATTGAAATTATTTAGAATCCCTTCACACTTTGAAGTGTGGATAAAATATTTTGTGTCGGCGATTTGCATTGCCCATTTGTAGCTAAGGACAAAGTCACAAAAATGCTTGATCTCGCAAGCGAGCTTAAGCCCGATCACATTGTCATACTGGGCGATTCTTATGACATGTATTCTTTTTCGAAATTCCCTCGCAATATGAATTTGATGACACCAAATGAGGAAGTCATGACTGCGCGGATGTGCATGGAAGAAATATGGGGAGCCCTAAAAAGACGCTGTAAAAAGGCTAAAATATATCAGCTAAAAGGAAATCACTGTGATCGAGTACATAAGAGATTAGTCGAAAAATTCCCTGAATTTGAGCCATTTATGAATATAAATCACCTATGGGAATACCCGGGAGTTCAAACGATTCACGATTCATCCCAAGAATTAGAAATAGATGACGTGGTTTTTATTCATGGTTTTAGATCTAAGATCGGTGACCATATGAAAAATATGCTGCGAAACATTTGCGCCGGGCACCTCCACCGTGGGGGAGTGGTTTATCAAAGGATTGCCGGCAAAACTTTATTTGAATTAAATGCAGGATACCTTGCCGACCCGTTTCATCCCGCATTAAGGTATCGCGCCACAAAGAATTATTTCGACTGGACCCATGGCGTTGGTTTCATTGATAAAAATGGGGCTCGCTTTATCCCACTGTAAGCGTAAAATTTATTGGGGGTATCTCATGATTCAAAACAATTCGGCTTTCATTGGATATAAAATCAGATTTTGGCTTTACTCCGCGGAATGCTCGGATGAATACTTTGAAGGAAACTGCTTAGGAATTTTGCACGAGGGTGATTCCTATTTTTACATGGTGGCCTTTGATGCAACCGAAGGCTCCGAGGTCTTAGGCATTGCACTTGACGACATAAAACAAATCAAACGGTTAAGAAAAAATAAATCGACTCTAAATGTCGTTGAGCTAAAAAAATCAGATACAAAAACGGACTGCTAAGCGTTATCATTTAAGGGTGGGTGTAGCTCAACGGTAGAGTACTCGGCTACGGTGATTCGGGCCGTGTGGTTGCTGGTTCAAGTCCAGTCACCCGCGCCAATAAGAAAGGATTCTTAAATGCAGGTCAATTTAGAGCAAATAGTCTACATGTTTTTGGTGCCCTATACGCTTTGGGTAACCGTGTCACTATTCAATCAAAGACAAGAGCTTGCGTTATTGCGCCAAACATTAGAGGATTTGTCAAACGTCTTCAAAGAATTCAAAGAGACCGCTTGCCACAATTGCAGGCAAAATAAAAAAGGATGATTAATCCACATCATGGAAATAAAATGTAATTTTGTTGAGTTAGTTGAACCTAAAATTCTAAAACCATATTCAAAAAATAGAAATCAGCATTCAGAAAATCAAATAGATATGCTGTGTGAATTGCTTGAGCACCACGGCTTCAGAAGCCCTTTAATTGTTTCTAGATTAAGCGGGCAAGTTGTTGCTGGAAACGGGCGATTAATGGCTGCGATTAAAATGGGGCTAAAAGAGGTCCCAGTCTCTTATCAGGATTTTGAAAATGAAGACGCAGAATATACATTTTCTGTATCGGACAACGCAATTTCTGCATGGAGCGAGCTGGATTTGGGCTCCATAAAGTTAGATGCATTAGAGTTGGGTTCTGACTTTGATATAAAATTATTGGGGATAAAAGATTTCGATACAAACGAAATAGAAATTAAAGAAGTAGAAATAAAAGAAAAAGAGATCGACGAAAATTTGCCAACAGACAAGGAGTGTCCTTCTTGTGGATATAAATGGTAAGCCTACAGTAATTTCCACATTTTGCGGAACTGGCGGAAGCTCATTGGGCTACCATTTAGCTGGGTTTAAGGAACTTCTTGCTATTGATTTTGAATCGCACGCAGTAGAGTGTTTTAAGGCAAATTTTCCAAGCGTTCCAATATGGCACAAGTCAGTTACAGAAGTTACAGGGAATCAAATAATGGATTTCTGTAAGATAAAACCAGGTGAACTTGATGTTTTTGACGGTTCGCCACCATGTCAGGGGTTTTCGACGGCTGGAAAACGCGTGGTGAATGACCCTAGAAATGATTTATTTTCGCATTATTACCGATTGGTAACGGAATTACAGCCTAAGGTTTTCGTAATGGAAAATGTTTCTGGCATGATCAAAGGCTCAATGCGTGGGAAATTTTTAGAAATCATGAGCGTATTAAAGTCGGGCAATTACAATGTAAAATGCAAACTCATGAATGCAAAATACTACAATGTCCCACAATCACGAGAGCGCCTTATTTTCATTGGCGTTAGAAAAGATCTCAATAAAATGCCCGAATTTCCAATGCCATGCAAAACATTGATCGACGTAAAAACCGCATTGAAAAATGTAAAAGATGTAGGATTCTATCCTAAAGTCACCAATGGTTTTATTTTATCTATAATGAATAAAATTAAACCAGGTGAAAATGCGAGCAAATATCATCCAAATGGTTCTTTTTTTAATGCGTCCAGATACCCACTAAATAAACCAGCTCCGACAGTTACGAAAATGATTCCAGTCGGCGGGGTTTTACATCCGTTAGAAAATAGGCACATAAGCATAAATGAAATAAAAGCTATATGCAGTTTTCCAGAAAATTGGGTTTTAGGTGATAAATTTTCTGACAGTTGGGCGAGGCTTGGTAATGCTGTCATGCCAAACATGATGAAGGCTATTGCGGAAACAATTAAAACAAAGGTGATAAATGGCTAAGAAAATGGGAAGGCCAAAAAAGGAAATTAATCTAGAACAACTTAAGGCTTTGATGCGACTAAAGCCCACGCAAAAAGATACTGCGGCTTTTTTTGAATGCTCAGAAGACGTGATCGAAAGAAGAATAAAAGCAGAATTTGGCTGTAGTTTCGCGGATTTTAGAGATCAAAACATGGTGCATACTCGCTTTAGTTTAATCAGAAAAGCGATTCAAAAAGCCGAAGGCGGTGACAATTGTATGCTGATTTTCTGCTTAAAAAACCTTTGTGGATGGGTCGACAAATTTGAAACAAAACAAGAGTCAGACACAAAAATCTCTATGGAAGGTTTCAAATTCATAGAGCCTAAATAATTTATGGCATTGATAAAATACAAGCCATTAAATATTCAGCGAGCGTTTCACCATTCAGAAAAACCAAAAGCATATTTGTCTGCGGGCTACGGTTACGGTAAAACCTATTCTTTATGTATGAAAATGTTTGATCTCATGGACAAGAATAGAGGCGTTGAAGGTGGAATACTTTGCCCGACATTAAAAATGTTCAAGCGTGACGTGCTTCCGACTATTAGAGAAATATGCGCTGATAATCTTATACTGCACCAATTTAATAAATCAGATTTTTATTTTACTTTCCCACAAACGAATTCAACTATATATGTTTTTCATTCCGAGGATGAAGGTCAATCCATCCGCGGGCCTAACTTAGGATTCGGCTTGGTGAATGAGGTCGGCCTTTGCAGTAAAGCCGCATTCGATGCGTTCTTAGCCCGTATTCGAGTCAAAGATGCAAAGCTAAGACAACTTGCAATGTCAGGTACGCCCGAAGGGTTCAATTGGTGCTATGAGTATTTTATAGAAAACCCGCGCGATGACACTGACATTTTTTTTGGTAACTCTAAAGATAATATCCACATTGCCGAAGACTATGTAAAAGGTCTTGAAGAATCATATGACGATTTAATGCGACAACAATTCGTCGAAGGAAAATTTGTAAACCTTACAGGACGTCGGGCCGCATGGAGCTTTGATCGATTTAAGCACGTCAAGCCCGTTAAGTTTGACCCTTCCTTAGCCGTTTGGATTTCCATGGACTTTAACGTCGACGCAATGGCGGCGACTTTTTGGCATCGCTATCCGATCGATAGCCCTTACACCCTTGGCGCATTTGGTGACATAAAACTGAGATCATCTAACACCGAGGAGCTCGCAAATTACATCAAAGAAAAATTTGGCACCAAGGTCACCATTTTCCCTGACCCAGCGGGTGCCGCGAGAAGTACTAAATCAAAAATGACGGATATACAAATCCTCATGCAAGCGGGCTTTACTGACATCCGGTTTAAGAGGTCGATCAAGAGCGTAAGAGAATGTCTACTTGCGACAAATGCTCAAATGAGTAAGGATAGAATTATAATTGACCCAAGCGCTAAAAATCTAATAGCAGATCTAGAGCAATGTGTATTAAAATCAAATGGAAGCGAGATCGATAAATCAGACGGGAATCGAAGTCATTGGCTCGATGGCTATAAAGACATGATCGACCTTGAGTTCCCGATCATACATCAAAAGGCATCCGAAATGAGGCAATTCTAAATGGCACTAAAAGAACAAATTCCTTTTTTAATGGACTACGCGAAAAACCAAAGAGAACTTTTAGCGCACAATCACACGCTTTTTAATATCTTTGAAGGCGATCTGCTCACTTACGTTTTAGAGGATTTGAAAAAGCAATTGTCACCTAAAGCCTATGAGCAGGCAATGCATAGAGTTGCCCCGATAAATATTCTAAAAAAGATGATCGATAAACTCTCAAAGATCTATGCAGTATCGCCTCAGAGAGACATCGGTGAAATTCAAAGTGATATTGAGCTTCTCCATGAATTCGAAGAGGCGTTTGACATTGACGTCAATATGTCGCTTGCAAATGAGTTTTTTAATCTATTTAAGACCTGCTTAATCGAACCATATTTAGATTCCGATGGGATGCCAAAACTTAGGACGATTCCATCCGATCGCTTCATTGTATTTTCTGACGACATGATCGACCCTCAGCGCCCTACGCACGTCATGAAGTACATGGGCGTTTTCAAAGACAAAAGTATTTTCTATGTTTACACTGATCAAGAGTTTTTAGTGGTAGACGAATTCGGCGAGATTCAAACTCAACGCATGATCGAAATGGGAAATCCCGAAGGCGTTAACGTCTACGGGAAAATCCCATGCGTTTATGTGAACCGATCACGTCACCAACTTGTCCCGCTTCCCGATACTGACACGCTTCGCATGAGTAAGCTCATTCCAACTCTACTCAGTGATCTAAACTATGCGGTCATGTATCAGTCATTTAGCGTGATTTATACAATCGACGCAAATACAGAGAATTTAGTGCAAGCTCCGAATGCTTTATGGAATATTAAATCCGACACAACTAGTGATAAGGCACCACAAATTGGGTCACTTAAACCAACTGTTGACATCACTGAGGTCGGCGGTTTTATTAAAGATCAGATCTCTTTGTGGTTCACTACCCGAAGCATTAAACCAGGCGCAATCGGGCAGATGGCTCCAAATGAAACTGCATCGGGCGTCAGTAAATTAATCGATGAAGCCGACACAAGCGAAGACCGACAAAAGCAAATCCCGTATTTTGTAAACGCCGAAGAAAAGCTATGGGATTTAATCATTAATTACATGCATCCAGTTTGGATGACTGATAAAAATTACAAAATGGTAGGGAATTTTTCCCCGGGGGCTCAAGTAAAAGTAAATTTCCCTGCTCAAAAACCAATGATCGATCAGTCTAAAGTCATTGCCGACATGATCGCGCTTAAGCGTGACGGGCTCATTACTAAAGAGTTAGCTCTTCAAAACATTTATCCAGACTTCACCGAAGAGCAAATCGACGCAATTTTAGAGGGTGTCAAGGTAGAGAGACAAGTGACAATTGAAGTCGACGGGCCCGATGCAATGCCACCAAAGGAATTAAATGGCGGACAAGAAATATATTCAAAAGACGATTCAAATTCCTAACGGGTCTCAGTACTCGCGGGAAGAGTTGGTTGCCATAGCGAATGAAGTGTTGATTTATATTCGCGAGCGCACGACTAAAGAGAGCAAAGACAAAGACGGGATAAAATTCCCAGAGTACTCTAAAGAGTACACAAATAGCTTGGATTTCAAGAACGCAAAGGGCGGTAAAAAGGTCAACTTGACATTAAGTGGTGACATGCTCGCTGCGATGGACGTTCTTGCGATTAATGGGAGTAAGATAACAATCGGCTACAATGAGGATGACCCAGAGGCCGGGCGAGCCGAGGGGAATATTCGAGGCACTTACGGGCAATCTAGGGGAAGTAAAGAGAAGGCTAGAAATTTTCTAGGCATTCGCCCCGACGTTTTGAAATCTATTGTAGAAAAAAACTTTCCGCTATCCAAAGACAAAGTTAGAAATAAAAACACCAAAGACAATCTAAAAAATATGGAAGAGGCCGGAATTCTAAACGAGGATTTACTTGAGGATGAGTAATGGCAAAACATAAAACTTTTGATGCATTAAAAGTCTCACTGGATTCCAGAATCAAGTTAGCCGTGAGCCCGCTTTATATGGCGAAGTACGGGACTAAGGCCGCGGAGTTAGTAAAAAACCGTACACGCTTGGGTTATGGTGTCCCGAAAGAAGGGCAACCAAGAGAGCCGCTTGCGCCGCTTGCGCCTTCTTACGTTGCCCAAAGAAAAGGCGAGGTTGCTTTTTTTACAACTAATGACGGCGAGCTTAGGGCATATAAACCAAAATCCCCCCCGATACTTTCAAGCGCGACTAGACCCACCAAATCTAACCTTACTAAGACCGGACAAATGCTTGATAACATTGGGATTGAAAGTGTTTCAACGGGACGCGTTAGCTTAGAAATTAAAGGCAATCGAACCGATACCGACCTAACAAATGCCGAAGTCGCTGCATTTGTTTCGGAAAAGCGTCCGTTTTTTAATTTATCTAACACCGAATTGAAACAGATCGCCTTGCTTTTTGAATCGGTTTTACGCAAGATAATTTCATCACTTGATTAATTTTTCAAATATAGGAGAATAGTAAATGTCAACCAAAGACCAGGCTTCCAGTGGAAGCAATCCTGCTGCCAGTGGCACGCAAGACGCACCTTTAGACCCAAATGATATTGCACCAAAAGCTGAGGACAAAGTCTCTTATGAGACATACCAAAAGCTATTAGGGGAAAAGAAAAAGCGCGATCAAGAACTCTCTGAGTTTAAGAAGCGCGAAAAAGACCGCGAAGAGCAGGAATTAAAGCAAAAAGAAGACTACAAAAAACTTTTAGCTTTGCGTGACGAAGAGCTTGAAAAAACCCGCTCCGAGTTAGCTCAATCGAAGTCTACCCTCGAAAATGGTGCAAAATTACAGGCGTTTTTAGACGCGTTAGACGGTCAAGTTGATCAACAGTATTGGGGACTTATTGATCTGAATCAAGTTGTTTTGAATCCTGAGACCGGACTTCCCGAAGACGTAAGCGTAAAGAAGGCCGCCCTAGAATTCAAAACGAAATACGGTTTAGTGATTAAGCAAGCGGGAAGCAATAAAATGCCGAACGACGCCCCTAAAGGGAATGGCTCCGTGGGCCTTTCCTATGAGGAATGGCTAAAACTTCCCGCAAAAGATATGCGGGCACGTTTGAAAGACGTGATTAAAACTTAACAAAAAAGGGGAAATTAAATGTCACTAACTACAGTTGGCGCAGTAGCCGATCAGGTTCAAAAATTTTGGGCTCCGATGTTCATGAAAGAACTTCGCGAATCCCTTCTCTTGGGTGCATTGGTAAATAAAGAATACAGCGGAGAAATCAAAAAATTGGGCGATACAGTTTATGTATCCCAAATCAATGCACCACAAGGCGAGCTTCGCACCGTGGGTACCGATGCAGATTCTTTCAACTCCGAAGCTCTTAGCATGACCCGCGTTTCGGTCACTGCTAACAAGCGCGCAGTTGCTGCTTTCGAAATCGAAGACCTTGCTGATCTCCAATCGCAAATTGGAGCTCAACAGTCTGAAATTCGCGACTCTTTGAAATTTGCTGTTGAAGCAAAGATCAACGACTATCTTTATTCTTTGATCTCTCCGAGCACTTCATCTCCAGATCATTTGCTCAATTCTGTCACTGACATGAACGCGGCTCAATTGTCTGCAATCCGATTGCTCGCTGCTCAAGCTAAATGGAATAAAGACAAACCGTTCTACTCGTTACTGGACCCAAGTTTTTACAGTGACGTTTTAAATGCGAGCACCATGACCTCAAGCGATTTCATCGGTTCTGAGGCTCCACTCGTTGGCGGTCAAATCGTCAACAAGCGTTTCGGGTTCAGCATTTTGGAAGACAATTCTCGCGGGACTGACAAAGGATTGTTTTTCCATCCAGACTTCATGAACCTTGTCATGCAAGCTCAACCGACATTCAAGATCTCCGATCAGCACGCTAACAAGAAATTCAGTTACTTGATTTCTGTAGACGTGATTTTTGGAGCAGCTTTGGGTATCGATGGAGCTAAGAAGCATATCTGGGCGACTGCTGCTGCATCTGGAATCGGCGCTTAATTTTAGAGGATAAGAGTAATGGCATTTGATAACTTAAACGACTTAGGAAACACCTTGGAATTCTTAGAAGGCCAAAGTGCGCAAGAGTTGTTAAATCAAATTAAGTCCATTACTCTACCCACTAAAATTGTAGCAATGTACGCAGTCGGGTCCAGGCATTTCGCTTGGATTCAAACGACTGCAAAAATTAAAAAAGTAATTAAGGGAGAAAAATCAAATGGCTAACTTAGTAAAATATCAAGGCGACATGTATCTGCACGACGAAGGTCATGAAGTCATCAAATTCGAATACGACTTCGCAAACGACACCGGCGCTGTAGCTGCTTACAATGGTTTTAAGGCAAAGCAAGCTATGGTTGTCCATAAGGCATACATGAAAGTCATCACCACTTGTACAAGTGGTGGGTCTGCTACTGTATCCGTTGGACAAACCGGCTCCGTTGCATCGCTTGTCGCTGCAACCGCAGTTGCTTCCCTTACAGCGGGCGCTGTAATTTCGGGCGTAGCTGCTACAGGAATCGGCGGAATCAAGCTCGCTGCTGATGACTATGCTCTCATGGACATCGCGGTAGCTGCTTTGACTGCTGGAAAAATCGAGATTTATCTCGAAGTAGAAAAGTTCTAATTTTCCGTTGACTAAGGGTCGGGGCATGACGCCTCGGCCCTATTTTTATGCCATTAAGCCCAAATATAAATAATCTTGAAAAAGATAAATTTGGCCTAGACGCCGAGGGTAACACCGCGGTCAGAATTATTCCTGACGGCGGCTGGGTATCGGGTGAAATTGGTAGAAAAATTCAAGCGTCTTACCCGAATTCGGTTACTGAAGTTTACACTTACAAATTAAACGCCGCGACTTTATTTGTTCTGACAGTGGTGTACACTACTAGTAGTAAAGAATTTATTGATTATGTGGAGCGCACTGCTTAATGGCTTTTAAGTTTAATCCATTTACTGGCACCTTTGATCTAGTTGGCTCAGGCGGTTCATCGTTTGACCCGGATACAATTTTAACCGGCTATGTAGACGGTGACTTGGAAGTCTTAATCGATAGCCTAGGGAATGTTTTAATAGGAGTTTAGAAAATGTCCCAGCATATTTTCACGGGCACTGCCCCACCGGCTACAACACCTACCGGAATCGGGCATCACTACATAGACACTACAAATAAAGTCGCATATGTAAGCGTCGGGACATCAAGCTCCGCAGATTGGGAGCAATCCGACGCCGCAGCGGTCGCGGGCGACCTTGCTACTCACATCGCCGATACAGCTAACCCTCATGCAGTTACTAAAACTCAAGTAGGATTAGGCAACGTAGACAATACCTCTGACGTAAATAAACCCGTTTCGACCGCTCAAGGCATTGCGATTGGTCTCAAAAAAGACGACTCCATGTCGACTAATAAACTACTCGGACGCGGCACCGCGGGCGTGGGCGCGATTGAAGAAATTACTTTGGGCACCGGCTTGACACTAACAGGCACCACTTTAGATGCAGCGGGTGGCGTTTCGTTTCCACTTCAACCCGCAATCGGTACGGCAAGTGCGCCCCCTTATTCGTTTAGTGCCGATGCAGATACTGGAATGTTTTCTGCTGGAAGCGGTTCAATCGATTGGGCAAATGACGGCGTCTTAGGAATGAGCCTGGACCCATCCCACAACTTAACTGTGGTGGGCACTATAACGGCAAGTAACTACCCACCTACAGGAAACGCAAATCGTTTTTCCTTATTTGATTCAGGCGGTGCGCCCACTGATGTATCTCAAATTGCTTTTGATGACACCACAAAGGGGCTCAATTTTAGCCACGGCGTAATTCCAACAAACGCGCTTACTAGTAATAATTTACATAACATGTACTCGAATTTTAATCCTACAGTGGCCGATGCTCAAGATAGTTGGAATCAGCTTACCGTTTCTGGTGCATTTGGGAGCGATGATTCCGGAAATCAAGTCGGTGACCCGATCGATATTAAATCGACTTTAGTGGTTCAGGATTTAACTTTTACAGCTAAAAGATACGGCACCGATGGGGATGCAATTTCTATCGAGTACACTTCGGGCGGTACTGCTGGGAGTGAAGTAGTTACCGAGTCGCCTTCATATGAGTACAGCGTCCAAATCGAAAGTGGTGTTTCAACTGCGAATCAGATTAAAACTGCGCTCGAAGCCTTCAATGGATTTTTAGGAAATGTTACTATAACCGTGAGCGGAGTTGGAACGAATGCTCAAACGACTGCGGCTCAAACATACCTCGCGGGCGGCGTAAATCAAAACGGGTATTTTACCTCTATAAATTCTTACATAAGCTCAACGAATAAATCAGACGCCGGTCGAATCAATAGCCACGTTGCAAACATCAGTTTAGGAAACGGCACCGATCAAATCGACACATACAGCATTCGAAGTTTTTCTGCTAACGTCCAGGCGTCGGCTAACACGAGAGTCAATGACTATTCTGGCATCGAAGTCGGTGCAAATTTTTCCACAACAAATTGCGAAGTTACCACGTATTTCAGGGCATTTAACTGCTACGGTCAAGTCGGTAGTATTGGCGAAGGCCTATTGGGTCTAAATGTAGGATTTCAATTTGAGTCGGCTAGGTATGTAAACGGTATAGGCGTGGCTTTTAATGGCACCGCTGATGTAACTCAAAGTGTAAACGCGTTTTCTGATTTCTCAAACTATGGTGACATCGGTGATGGTTATTATGGCGTAAGCATTCAACCGAATATAGATTCGGCTCAATATTTAACGGGATTAAATATTTCACCAAATGCGGCGTTGGTAAACGGCACGGCTTACGGGCTCAATATAAATATGAGCAACGTCACCATGTACGCGGGCGTTAAGGCCAGTGTCACTATTCAGGATTTATTTTTTGAAGCCATTCAAGCCGGAAGCTACTTAAACGGTTTGACGATTGAGTACATCGACGACGGCACTGCGGGGGCTGAAACAGTTAACGTTGGTGGGCTTGCTGTAACCGTCCATATGGAATCAGGCGTTTCCACTGCGACTCAAATCAGAACCGCGCTACTTGCAAATTTCAACGTCGCTGGAAATTTAACGGTCACTATAACGGGCGTTGGAAGTAACACACAGACCGACGTGGCGGCGACAAATCTAGCGGGTGGCATAGACCCAGGTGTTAAGAAATCGGCCTACTTTGACGGCGACGTAGACATTAATGGCGGCCTTAGTTTTTCAGGTGCGCTTTCCATTGGCGCGCTCAACGCATTTAGGACCATTACACTAGTTGACGGCGGCGGCATCCCGGGCTCGGCCCATTCTTTAATTTGCGCACCAACTACGGCGGCAAATGCTACGACTGCGAATGCTGATTTTCTCGGAATTAATACCGCTGCTCTAATCACACTTGGTGATAACTCAGTCACTACGACTTCGTTTATTGGGGTTTCGGCACTTGGGCTTCCAGCGGTTCTCAATATGGGCACGGGCTCTACAATCGATCACGTCGCGGGTGCGACTTTTGCGGTTAGCTTAGACGGTGCCGCAACGGGCGGTACTTGTGACCTTTTAGAGTTATGTAAATCGGTAGCGATTCCAAACGGAGTCACTACTATTAATAAACTACAGGCATATGCGTTTGGGCTCCCATTTGGTGACCCAGGCACCGAAACTTGGGGAGCATATTTTTCCCCAGATTGTTTCAACTGGATGAAGGGGTCTCTTAAACTTGGCGGCACCGCAGGCTCTACTGATAAAGCGTCCGCAGGGCTCAAGTTACATGTCGAGGGTGATTCACTTTTTGACGGCGAGATTGGGTTTTTCAATACACCAACGGTAGCGCAACAAGCTTCAAGCGGACCCCAAACCGCAGGCGGCACTTACACGGCTACAGAGCAGACAATGATTCAAGAAATGTACGACGCTCTACGGGCATATGGGCTTTTAACTTAGGAGTTTTATGAGCATTCAAGAGGCGAGAAGAATAATGCAGCTTTTCTCTGGTAGGGTTTCAACCCTAAGCTCCTATGAGAAATTTTTATTAATCAAAGCCATCCAAACGCTCGCAGGAAATTTAAGAGGAAATAATTAGTGGAAACAAAAATTACACCGGAGCAAGCCCTAGACTTTTTATATAAAGCAGCGTGTTCGGTGAACGCACCAAAACAATTCCATGATCAGGCTTTAGCTTGCGCGATGAAGTTAAAAGAGATCATAGATGAAAAGGCGGCAAAACAATGAAGTATTTAATCGTTTTATTTTTACTAGTGAGCCCAAGTCTCAAAGCCGAAGACACACAAGAGACCTTAGAGGCAAATGCATACCAGACTTACCGAAGCGGTAAGAAAGAATTCAATGCCGAGAAGGTCGGGCGTAAATTACAGAAGGCATTAAATGCTCAAGTTAAATTCGGTAGCCACCATTTGATGCGTAAGGGGCTCAAAATCGGAAAGATTAAGCTCAAAGAATGGGAAACAAATTATTCTAAAGTTTTTCTAAATGTCGAGATTGGTCAAATGGATTTAGGCGATCACGAGGCGATCGCATGGCTACTTGATTTCTATAATATTCTCGAAACAAACCTAGGGCTAGTAACACTTCAAAGACTTCATTTAGACGACATGAGAACTTTTGCTTACGCGATTCCAGTTGTATTCTCGCCCGCGCGTAGTGACATCGACAAACCTGAATATAAATTGCACTTTGTCCCGTTCTCTAAAGGCACCGGGTATTGGTTAGTCCTTGGCGGTTGCTCAATTTATAACTGGATAGGTACGCCGGTTACTACTTTAATTTGCGACCCAATCGCTGAGGCAGGCCGCTTGGCATTTGGTTTAATCGGCGACCCTTTATCCGACGCGATTTGGGAAGGGGCGCATAATGCTGCAAAATAATAGAGTAATTTTTTCTGACAATGCAGTGATCAGTGACCTCTCGCCTACCTTAAATGACTTCACCACGGGGAGCTCGACTCTTGCCGTAGTCGCTTTAGAGGATGCCTTGTACTTAGGCTCCGACTACCCTTTTAATCATCGGCATTTCATGGTTTCGACTGCTAACGCTAACACCGCTGCGGTTAGTAAAGTGCAAACCTGGGACGGCGTAAACTGGCAAGACTGCGTGAACATCGTAGACATGACATCAGTCGGTGGCAAAACACTTGCTCAGTCTGGAATCATTTCTTGGACGCCGGATAAAACTAAAGCTTGGCAGCGCATGGATACAGTCATGGGCACCACGGTCATCACGGGCCTTTCGGACATTACAATCTATGACCTTTATTGGGTGAAAGTTACCTTCGACGCAGACTTTAGTAACACTACCGCGGTCAAATATATTGGACACAAATTCTCAAAGGATTCTGATCTCGAAGTGAAGTATCCTGACTTACTTTTAAGCGCGGTACTTACTCAATTTAAGAGCGGCAAAACCAATTGGGATGAGCAGACTTTAGACGCTGCGGAATTCATTATTAATGACCTGCGCTCCCGTGGTGTTATTTGTAGCCCGTCGCAGATACTAAATTGGGAAATGTTTAAGGAAGCAAGTGTCCAAAAACTTGCTGAGTTTATTTTCTCGGCATTTGGGCAAAGTTTTGAGCTCCAAAAAAAGAACGCAAAAGAGCTTTACCGCTCGGCAATGAACTCATTAATTAAACATATAGATGAAAATAATAATGGGATTTTGGACGTTAAAGAAATGAGCTCAACCCAAGGATGGACTAAAAGATGAGTTTACTCACTGATATTATTGACGCAATTGACGCCCGTCTTGCCGTAGTATTCCCGTCGCATAATATTTTATCAGACTCATACACCATACAAAACAACACTGAGCTTTGCTTAAAGCAGGCTTACGGGCTTGCAATCGGGTCAGGACTTAACACGAATCGTCAAGTCGGTTGCGATATTGTAACCGTAAAACGCGACATCGTGGTGACCCTAACTGAGAACTTTATCACGCGAGAACTTGACCAAAGTACAAAAGAAGCTACAGTAAAATCACTAATAGAGGACCAATTGCTCTTAATTAAAGAATTTGAAAAAGACCCGTCTATTCAGTATTCTTTAAGTAACCGAGTGACGAATTTTCTTTTTGTTTCCGACTCAGGGATTCAACCGATTTTCGCAGGCCGGGGTGATTTTTTAATGCTGCAAAGCACGTTTAGTTTAGAATTTTTTGAACAATATTAAGGGGAAAAAGAAATGGCATTTCAAACCAGAAAATCAGTTTTATTTATCAAAGAAGAATCGACCGCAGGGACATTAATCGAACCAGCAAGCGGCTCCGAGGCGATAACTATTCGCGAAGGTTTTGAATTTTCTCCACAAATCGATTCGCTCGATAACGATGAGCTCTCTCCAAATATTGGACAAAAGGCACCAGTCTTGGCGCTCGAAAATCCGACTTGCAGCTTTTCTTTGATGCTTAGAAATTCCGGCGTTGAAGCTACTGCACCAAACTTTGATCAAGTGATTAAAGCCGCTCTTGGTGACAAGGTCGCCGCAATTACTGAAAAGACCCTTGCCGCTGCATCGACTGCTGGAAGTGCAAGCGCCGCTGCTGTTATTAAACTCGCAAGCGGTGGCTCGGACTACCAAAGAGGTCATGCAATTTTGCTTAAAGATTCTACTAACGGATATTCCATCCGAAACGTGGTGTCGATTGCAACCAATGATTTAACAACAAACTTCAACCTTACCGCTGCACCTTCGGCGGGTGTAACTGCTGGCCGACCAATTTTGTACAAGCCTGCAAATGCGCTTCCATCTAACTCTCTTCACTTGTACCGTGCAAATGGTGCATCGGTTGAATCTGTAGCGGGTGCAAAGGTTTCCACTTTCACCATGAACGTAGCCGCAGGGGAATTTTTATCCGCGGACGTTGAGCTCTTAGGGACGTCATTTTTCTATAACCAAATCACGATCACTAGCTCCTCGAAATATATCGACTTCACAGACGATGACGGGACTTGGGCAGCATCGATCACAGAAAAAACATACAAAGACCCGCATGATCTCGCAGCAAGTTTACAAGCTGCAATGAGAGCGGCTTCAACCGAAGACGCAACCGTCGTCTATTCGGATACGACTGGAAAGTTCACCATTACTTCGACCGGGACCGTGCTTAGCCTTCTTTGGGATACAGGCACTAACACTGCAAATTCCATCGGTGCAAAACTAGGATTTTCAGTCGCCGCAGACGATACAGGCGTAGCCGCTTCAACCGGATATACTTCGGACAACGCTTACACTTTGACAGTACCTTACACCCCGGTAGCCGATACAAATACAAATCCATTGGTCGTAAAAAATATGGAAGTATTAATCGGCGATTCCTATGCAGACTTCGCCTGCGCGGGAGCTCAAAATTTCACCCTAAGCATCGAATCAGAATTGCAAGACGTGACAGATATTTGTGCAGAGACCGGCGTAGCTGAGAAAATTCTCAATAACAGAACAGTCACTTGCGAAATCACTTTGACCCTCGCTGCTTACGAGAGCTCTTTTTTCAAGAACTACCGCTTAGGCGATGATGTTCAATTTGCATTCAATGGTGGCACTAAGACGGGTGGCAACTGGGATCCCGGCAAATGTCTCAATGTATGGATGCCTCAGGCTAAGGTATCGGAGCTCGCGAATTCCGACGAGTCGGGCGTTGCCGTCAAAGTTATGACACTTACAGGATACGTCCCGGCAAGTGGTGTCGCTGAGATTTATTTTAACTGGTTATAAGGGAGACTCATGGACTACGTTTTCACGCCGGAATGTCTTGCCGAAGACGGCTTCGAAGGGCACATAACAATCCAATTATTGCCTTTTACTGAAAAGCTAAGGCTTACAGAAAAATGCGCTTTCAAGACAAGTGCCGAAGGGGGCTTAGATATTTCTCTAACGTCTCTAAGCTCGCTTGCCAATATGATCGAAAACGCGAAACCTTTTATTAAAGAGGTAGCGATTAAGTCAAAAGACGGCGTGCATGAGTTCAAGAGTTTCGATGACCTGCAAATGAGTTCTCACGGTATCTGCGGAAAGATTTTAGTTGAGGCCGCGGGTGCAGTTTTAGGTAAAGGGAAAGTCTCGGGAAACTAGCCGCCTCGATTAAGCACGCAGTCGCTTACGCGTTTCGAGGCATGGAAGACACGAATCAAGCGAGCTTTTTGGTGGCCGAATACATCCAGATTCAAGCTCTCTCGAAGCTCGGTTTCAAGTTTGACGGGGACAATCTCAGCGAGTTTAAG